CGGGTACGGCTTCTTGGACGAGGGTGGGGATGGCGGTGCGGGGTCTGGAGGCATCACCACATACCGAGGGTTGTGGATTAAGGACTCGACAGGGAATATCGGTACTAAGATCGGGGTTGATATAGAGGGCCTCGGCGCCGGCGGCGCCGGTAGCATTGGGTTGAGAGTCGGTAAAGGGAACCTTTACGCAATACACCTTCCGGAGAACACTGGTGCTGCCGGGGGGGGGATTGCCTTCGGGTCCCCTTCAGACACCAGCCTCTACCGTTCGGGAACCAGCCGACTCACCAATAGCGGCAATTACGTTTCCGAAGGCGGGGTTTTATTCTTAAACGAAACTACCACCCCAACCGTCTTCCTTAACCATGGGGCCCTCTACACCAAGGACGACAACCTGCCCTACTTCCAAGACGGGGCCGGAGTGGAACACGGGCTCGCCCTTCTCGACGATCCGATCTTCACCGGCAGCCTGACGGCCGGTAGAGTAGAAGCAGGGATTGGTAAATTCTACACCCAGCTTATCCTTGGTACCGGCCCCGCTACAAGCGGTGCTATGGCATTGACGTTCGACCAGTTTGACTCAGGGTTTCGGCTACACGGAGACACTGACTTCCGTATTGTCAATGGTGGAACGGATGTGTTTAAGTTCCTGTCTGGACAAATCCAGACCGTGAACCCTCTGACCTCACACAGTTCAAGCAGTACTGTAACTAATCCGAATTACACCCACCTCTCCGACCTCAATACCGGAACGTATCAGCCGGATGGTGGAGATAGCTACGGCTTCAGTACTGGTGGGCAGTACGCCGGTAAGTTCGACTCCGATCAAAGCTTCCACGTTCAGAATGACGTCAAGGCCAGTAGGGTGGAAGCCGGTCTTGGTCTCTTCTACCAAGGAGTCATCACAGTCAAGGAGTCTGAGGTAGGCGGTGCGGCTTATTTTGACAACACGATTGCGTTCGACTCACAACGCTTCTATGTCTCTACAGGCGGCGACGGGAAACCTCTTGTCGCCCTTAATGGGTCACTTATTACCGAAGACACGCATGAGGGGATTGCCAACCTACTCCATCTGAATGACGGTGGACTAGGTGACGACGAAGCAATAGGGATGACTGTAGCTTCAGACGGCGCCACAATTACGCTCACTATCACGAACACAGGAATTAATAAAGCTGCGACTGACCCCTTAGAAGTCCAGTTTGAAGGACAGAACTACACATACACACCCAGTGGAGGAGCAGAGACTCTTACTCTAACTGCTGGAACAGCCACGGTTCCTGTAGAGAACTTTGTTGTATTCGAGCTATCAGGCAGTACCGTGTCCCTCGCTAAGTCTACTACAGACTGGCCGAGTGACGCCGCTGGGGAACACCACGCCAGAGTCTGTACTGTAGTTGTGCAAGACGCAACAAGTGTTCAAACCCACGGTGTTCTGAAGATGCACGCATGGACAGATCATATCGAAGAGATACATGGCGCTGGGTCTGGGGAGCGAGGTGAAAGAGGGCACCTCCATTCGATAGCTGAGCGGCTCCGTAATGAGCCTGCTGTTTGGCGTTCTGGTTCCGCTATCACTGTTGATAATAGTGGGACAACCGACCCGTTGTATGTTCACATCGCCATCGGTACAGGCTACCAGATGCATAGGCACTCTAGCCCCGCGCTAGATACAGACGGTTCTGATCTCATCTTCGTTGTCAATGATAATACCACTCCGTACACCACGATTGATAAGCTAAATGATCTGGCAAGATACGCCACCGATGGAGAGGGTAATATTGGTAACTCAGCTAAGTTCACTGTTGTTCTTTGGATGGTTGTGAATGAGAATTCAGGCGATACAAAGCTCTTCCTCAATCTACCGACCGGAGGGTACAACACCGTAAACGCAGCCAAGACGGATTCTGATAACAAAAGAGTTCATGGTATCCCGCAGGCGTATGTTGGGACTTCCGTTTTGTTGTACGAGCTTGTGCTTGGTAGATCTGGCGGTGGTAGTACATGGACTGTGGAAGACACCATTGACCTTCGTGGTGTCCCTGGTGTGGCTGTCGGTGGTGGTGGCGCGGCTACTACGGGTGAGGTAAACGCAGCCGCTAATGTGGGAGCTGGTGCTGGCGTCTTTGCTCAGAAAACCAATGAGGTTCTAGAGTTCAAATCTATCCAACCCCTCAATGAGGCCTCAGCTATTACCAACGACGCTGATGAAGTCTTTATCGAAGCGACAGGGTTGTTTCCGGATGACATTCGTGTCGTCAATGATGTCAAGGCCGGTAGAGTGGAAGCTGGTGTCGGTAGCTTCTACACCAGTCTGGACGTCGACGGAGTTTTGACTACTACAGATAGGATTATTATAGGGCCCGATGCCAATAATTTGAAAATAATAGCACAAGCAAATGACTTCCGTTTCTTTATAGACTCAGGAAAAGCCTACCGTTTCCTTGTAGATAACCAAATTAAGCTGAGTCTCAATGCCACCGGCCCCACGGTCGAAAGTGGAGCGATATTCTCCGCTTTTGACGGCTCCGCGGCTGTCCCCTCCTACCGTCGTTCTGGTACTCAAAACGGGATGTACTTCCCTTCAACTAATACTGTAGGATTTTCTACTGATGGTACGCTAGCAGGATACTTCGATGCTGGTCAAAGCTTTCACGTTACGAATAATATGCTCGCAGACTCATTCTATCCGAGTATCCGCGCACAGTACACAGAAACCAACGTATCTGAAGACAGGGCCTTCGATGCAGATTCAACTTCTACTGCTGAGTTGGCCGATGTTCTTGGTACTTTGATTAAAGATCTTAAACAAGTAGGAATCATTAAATAACTTAAGGAGGGTGTTATGGCAGTAACAAAAACATATACTAAACATCCTGATGGAAATGTTTATGTCAGAATTGTTAGAACAGAAGTAGATATTTATGGCACAACATTCACAACCATGGATACAGAGAAAGAGATTAATCATAAAAAACAGTTGCGTCGTCTTAAGGATGCACTTAAGGGCGTTCGTGATGATATATCAGATTTACAAGCAGAAAAAGAAAGGCTTATAACCAATATAACAGCAATAGAAACCGCAAGAGGTAGCTAAGGAGGGAACCATGGTAACAAACGAAGAACTAGGAAAAGCAATGCGATGGGTTATCCGAGGGTTGACCGAAGCCAAGGTTGATACCAACAACGTCCAAGCGGTAGTGACATGGATGGTCGAAAACCCAATGCCAGCGAAAGAGGTGTGGCTGGCGGAAACCGAAGAGAAAGACGAGCAGGATAGGCTTGCTCATATCGAAGCACTCAAAGCAGAAATCGTTAAACTAGAGGGAGGTATCGTCAATGTTTGATTTTAAGGAACTACAGCAACTGAGCTATTTCCTCACCAGGGCACAGCTCACAGGCAACGAGAGCGTGGCTCACGCCAGCTTGCTCATCAAGCTCCAGCGCCTCATCGAAAAGGAGCAGCCCGATAAGGAGCAATCGTAGCTCCAACGCGTGCAAAAGATTGAGGAAATTCCTATAATTAAGTAGACTACAAGGAGGACAAGTATGTCTGACGGACAAGCGACCATGGATAAATGGGGCCGTAAGATGGAGCGTCGAGAAGATGAGGACCGGAAAGCCAAGCAGAATATGAAGAAAATCATCTCTGCCGCTATGAAGGATCCTGACACCCACACCAATATCACAAATCAGCTCAAGCGAGCCCGCCTAGGTGGCGAGCCAATGAAACCTCGTGAAGGGTTCGGGGATGATGGTGAAGTCATTACCGGGAATCCTGAGGACTGCCCCTGGCTGAGAGAGTAATCGGTGCGAGGTAAACGGGATATTGAGAGGGAGTTGATTCACGCGGAGGCGAAGATAGAGTCTCTGCAAACTCTACTGGAATCGGCACAGACCGACAGAGAAGAGTTGAAGTCTCAAGTCACCAAACTTCAGGATGCCCTGGTTGCAGCCAGGGCTCCTGAGGCGTATCGTGACCAACAAATAGCGAAGGAAGAAGAGAACCGTACCCCTAGAGATCAAGCGCAGATTGATAAGAATCGACTGATGCAGGAGACTACAGAAGGGTACATGCGTGCGCTGGAGAGACCTCTAGCCCCAGAAGACCTAGATGCTTTCTTAGCTAGAGGTCTAATGCATGATATAGACGGTCCTCTTAGTCTACACGGGAACGATGAAAGCTAATGGGCGATTCAAAAGCTACAGGCGCTGCTGATTCACAATGGGTAAAAGGCAGGCTCCATACCATAGACGCGATCCCGCATGGGGATCCGAAGGTAGGGCATGCCATAGCGGTATACGCAGATGCAGTGAATGATAATCGGAATAGCCACCATTGGGTGCGAGCTATCCAGTGGGTAGAGAACTTCCTCTTTTCTCTAGGGCGTCACTACTTTCAGGATATCCTCGCGTCTCGGCTGACCAGTGACGCGAGTACAGGTCAACAGTCTGTGGTGCAGGAGGCTACGGATAACATCCCGAAGCCCGTCAACGATCTGCTGGGCCGTTACGTCGAAACGAACATAGCCCTGCTGACAGAGAACAAGCCGATACCTCGGATTGACTCAAAGTCAGGGAGAGCAGAGGATGAGGACGCAGCGCAGCTATCAGAGCTGACCATAGAATATATGTGGGAAGCCCTGGATCTGCCTGAGAAGCACAGAGAAATTGCTAGGATCATCCTCCACTGCGGCGTTTGCTGGCTGGAAGTGATTTACGATGTTACGCAGGTCAGGCGGATGACGGTTCCGGAGACTGAGACCTCTGCATCTTCAATTGTGCCGGGAGTAGGGGCTGGTGATATTCAGCTACCGATACCCAGAGAGACAGAGATCCATGATGAGCGCGGGAGACCCATCTACACGGATAAGGTGGAGTACGGGGACATCGTTGCTACTATCGTGAGTCCTTTCGAGATGCACCTTCCTCAAGTCCATTGGTGGAACGGGGAGGATATGGGCTGGGTGATGCGCGAGTATTACACAGACATGGACCTGTTAGAGGATAAATTCAAGGCACCGGGCCTAAAGTTACTGAAGAAAGACGGCTGGTATCTTGACCGATTGAAGAAGGCACAGACGGTCAACACCCGTAACCTCCCGATCTGGTGGTGGGAGCGGATCGCTAACATGGTCGAAGGGTCTGGGCCCTCACTGTACGTAGGCACCCCTGAGACCTGGGATGGCTACACAACAGTCCGGATCTTTGACAGGAAGCCGAACGTGAAGTGGCCCCGAGGCAGGACAGTAATCACGGCGGGGGATCAGGTGATCTATGATTCTCCAAAGAAGCGAGGAGCACGCGCATACGACCCTCGCTGGCCGGAACGATGGCATCCTTATGTCCGGTATCGCTGGGAGGCGATGGCTGGTAGTATCAATGGTAGATCGCTGGTGTGTAAGCTCCTTCCGAAGTT